ATATGAGGCACTAACTGCGAATAAGAAGTCAGTTGGGATACTATGTAGTGAGTTAGGTTTCACGTCTGTGAATACTATCTCTTTAAAGATTAACGAAAACCTTTTGTGTATCTCTACATTAGCTAAATTAATGAAGTTAATTAGCGCTGCTTTATTTTCCTTCTGTTTATCAGTAGGAGTTGCATCACCCAAATCACTAACAGCTAGTTGTTTGATTTCTCCTGCAGTAAGATAGGATAAATAATCAGAGACGTACATAGTAAATCCTAAAATGGTTTACCCTATAATACCACGTTATTTTATAGGCAGGTTGTTTTTACACAAAATAAGAGCTATCGCCTGTTTCCTCAGGGTCTTCATCATCCCACAGCATGCTGCCATCTTTACTATCTGCAGTAGATACTTCACTAGGTTTCCATGCATTAAACTCACCCAACATAGAGATGTTATCTATCTGATCATCATGCTTAGACTTAAAGCCTTTAATTGTTGCTAATGCTAACTCATTCATCATCTCAGCTAACTCTGTAGAGTCTTTAAGCTCCTCAGGGAACCATATCTTTCCAGATTTGAATAATGGTACTGCCATTTGCTGGAATCTACTCATCTTATCTTTATTAGGGCGTATACCTGGTGAAGACTTTCCACGTCCAGATGCAAGAGTGAAATAGATATTACGGTTCATCATCTCATTCTGGATCCACGCTATAAAGCCCCCCTGCTGCCCAGTTACCTCCACACCTACTTCCTGTGGGCGATATTTCTGAGCTAATCTAAACAATTCATCTATAGATTTATCCATCAAAGCTTTCTTACAGAATCCATCTACCCATAACCAGTCACCCTGATTATTGTACGCCCACACATTAATTGTACTAAAGTCAGCAGACTCTTTTTCACTAGTAGCAAAGTCAGTCGTAATATAGAAGTTAAACGCCCCCATATTATTCTTAACATTAGCGTGCTTATACCAAGTTAGGTCACCATCCTTGATCAGACGCTCTTCCTCAGACATAATCCTGAGCATTAACTCCTGATTAAAACTGTCTAACTTACCAGCACCTTTAGACTTATCATATTGATTCTTAACATATTCATAATTAAATCTATCCTCCCAAGCACCCTTAAACTCACTTTCAGGTACAGGGAATTCTTCACATACAGGGTAAACATTTACATACCATACCCCAGATTCTACAGCTTTGTACAATGGGTCCTTAGCATTGAACGGAGTCCCAGACCAGATTACTTTACGTCTATTAGGGTGTAGAGCATAGTCAATAGCTGAATATATCGTGTTTTCTACACTTTCAATGATAGTTGGTGACCTAGCATCGTCATCAGACAATAGATCATCCAGTATAGCTAGTTGAGGACGTGTGTTAAGTTCCACTGTACCACGAACACCAGTTTTAGCACCATGTCCAGTTATAACAAGCTCTTTACCTTGCTTATTCCTGAAGTACCATCTTATATCAGTAAACTTAGCAAGGTCTAGATAGGCCTTTAAAAATGGGCTATTCTGACATCTACGCTCTAAACGCAGTCTCATTTTCTTTACACCATTCTCAATTGAGTCAGAAACGTATAAACCGTAGTCTACGTCTCCAAACCCTGGAATAGAGCCATATACAGATAAATATAGTATTAAGTACTCCGCCAAGATGGTGGTCTTAGCTAAACCTCGTGAGCACATATTAACAGTATTCTGTCTCTTCCCAGTGATGTTATCTAACATCTTGTAGTGAATTACCGGTGTTTTGTTTTCCTCACCTTTCTCACCATTAACTAACTTAATAAAGCTGACAAACTCCAACGCAAATTCACTAGGCACATAGCTAGGATCTGTAGTGTAATCTATATCGTTTAACCATTCCTCTACGGTTTTCTTAATTAATTCAGGCATTACGTCTCATCATTGCTAGAATCATAATCAGCTTCAACTAACAAATAACTGACCTCCATAGATATCTGTTCAAACTTATTTCTTTGCACAACATCGGTGGAATCATTCATACCATCTTGAGCCATCTTTTTAATAGCTTTCAGTTTTCCTAGACAATCGTTCATACAATGGATCATTTAACCTCCTCAAAATCAGTGTCAGTAGATTCTTTCTTTCTAGCAATAATATCAGAGTGTGCAATATACTCAGCTGTAACAGCTCCACTTTGAATCATCTTAAGTTGTTGTTGAGCTAATGCTCTAGTAGTTTCCCTAAGTTCATCAATACTGTCATTAGAGTAATTAACGTCAATCTCAATCTTAGCCGTTTCTGGAGCTTTTAACTGTGTAATCAAACACTCAGCTGCCTTCTGCCTAACTGTCTCTGATTTCGCATTCCTCATAAGCTCAGCCTGTACATTGATAGCTTCTTGATGTACATCCATGTTTAGAATGTGCACAGGTACCAACGTACGCTCCAGTATCTTGTGCACCAACGTACCTTTGTTGTACGTAGTTGCAAAGCTGGATATCGTCTTCATCGGTGTGTTTTTATCTACCAATCTCTGATATCTCTCAGGGAATGTCTTAGCATAAGCAATCGTATTAGAATCTCCGATTAGTTTGTAGCTAACAAACTTCACAGCATTGAGATATTCTTGCATCCCATACCTACCCATCTGCAACACATCAGAGAAACCTAATAGGTTTTCTTTGTACACATCTCTAAACTCATCACCCTCAGTAGCGTTAACAAACTTCACCATGTCTTCAGTAACGTTGTGTCTAAATTTCTTGGGCATACTGCCTTGCAGTTGCACCAGTGTTAAGTTGTTGCTTGTTTCTTTATTGACTAATTGCACGTTTATCCCATTCCTCTCTAGCTATTAATTTACGATGTTCTTCACCAAACCACCAGTGATGGGGGTTAATGTAGAAGTGAATTCCATTACGTTGAATCATATCTGCCCCAATCAAACCTTTCATAGCAGCACTGACATTTGAACTACTGATGCTTAAAGCATCACCCACCTCTTTTTGTGTAGTGCTGGTGTGATTATCTAAATCACGAGCATTCCATAAATGTTTCCATATACGTTGTTGAGTCTTAGGGCAAAACAGCAATAGGTCTAACGCATCACAAGGTTCTTTCTCTACTTCAATATAGCTATCCATACATACCTGATAAAATTTATTCCGCATGCACTGGATTATACATAGGTTATCTAAATAGATAATAATTATAAGTAATATAAATACATAGTTATCTGCGCAGATAGGTAGAGTTATGTCGCTGTATAACTTTTCCCTTGGAGGAATGCGGGTTGTAGCGTTTCCCTTTAATATATATTAGGGCTACGCCCCCAACTACCCACAAAGTGAGTAGAAAGGCTTGTTTGTAGTACTCACTCCATTACCCCCATCCCGGCAGTCGCAAGCTCCCTTGGGCGCGGGACTGTCGTTCGTACAAGATATAGTAAGGCTGTTCGGATCCCCAGTAGAGTCTATTCTATTATATTATCATTTCCTAATATACGATATATTATTTTTAATTTTAGGTATGGATTCAGTAAACTTAAGGTGAGGTGGTACAAAAGGCGGTACACCCCCCCTATGTAAATCAAAAAACTATCTTTTTTTATTTACACTTGAAGAAGTACGCTGGCGCGTTGACGGCATTAACCATGTTGGTTTGCCATAATAAACGGAGTTCATCATGACAACACGTATCAAAGCTTTCGCTGAAGCTCAATCTCAGCCACTCAACATCGTAGTTAAGTATGCTTACAGAAACACTTCTGACGAAGACCTATTGGCCTTCTTACATAAGCGACCTGTAATCAAACCTACTACGGTGGTTAACGGTAGCGTAAACTTTAGTGTTTACTCAAAGTCAGACAAACAAGTTATGTTCGTCAATGACTTTGAAAACAACTTAGACGATGAATCATCTAAGACTAAAGTCACTGCTACCATCAAGAAGTTACGAGAACTCCTTGATACCCTGAAGCCTGAAAACCTTCAACGCCAGATGACTGACGCTGAAGCTCTATCCGACTTACAGGCATAAAGAAAGCGTAGATGATCACCTAAAGGTGGCCATCTACATCTTTTTTTATAAGAGCACACTAACAGCCAGAGCACACAGAGCACACATGACCTATATAGTACTTAATTACATATGTTTTGGGCACGCTGGCGCGTTGTCGGTGCCTTCTACTTACGGGTACTATAACTCAAATATACTTAATATAACTATAGGGGAACTATACATATGAAAATCTTTAAGACAATCGGTAACACTCTAGCATCAATGGGTAAAACTATTGAAAACTCAGCAGAACTAATAAATGTATTCGTAGGTGACGAAGGACTTAAACACTCAACAAGACAATCATTTAAGATTATTAACACAGCCTTAGATGAATCCGTAGAAATGGCATTACTTGAATCGCAAGAAAACTTAAAGCAATTCAGAATTGACCACGGTTTAATAAAATCACCAGGAAGACCTAAGAAATCATGAAACAAATAACGATACCATTATGGCTAACTGCTCTATTTGAAGGACTAGTGTTCTTGATATTTATCAGTGGAGTCTTACTTATACTGCTGACGGTATGAT